CGCCGGTATGAAAGAAAGGTGTGGTGGCAGCAGCGTGGATCGTTTTAATCTGCGATACACTGTCGTGCAATCTCGCCAGTTTCCCGGAGCTCGTTACCCCACTAAGATGACGGTCGGATCGCGCAACACTGACGAGTTAAAGCGTTGGTTGTTTGGAGACAACCTCGCTGTCCGCCGCGAGCTGGCCGACGTCTGGGCTGCCATGCCGCCGCTGACGACGAACCGCCTGCAAATTGGCCTCGACATGGACGACGAGCTGCGCGAAATTTTTGCGGGGTTCAAAACTATGCAGCAGATAGAGCAGGCCGTCGCCAGCAACGACGAGCACATCGCCACGGCCCGCCGCAAGATCGGCGAGGGCAAAGTCGGTTCCGCCGCCGCTGAAATCCGCGACCGCATCGAGATTGGTCAGGGTCCGATACTAGTCGGCGCTTGGCACCGCTCTGTAATCGATGGACTTGCCGACGAGCTGTCTGACTTGCGGGTCGGCGTCCTTGATGGCCGGACATCGGCAAACGAAAAGTCTCGACTGCAGGACGCCTTCAACGGCAAACATCTTGACGTCCTGATCGGCCAGATCGCAGCGATGGGCGTCAGCCTGAACCTGCAGCACGGCGGCAACCGGATCATCGTCGTCGAGGAGGACTGGTCGCCGTCAGTGATGGATCAGTTCTATGCCCGCCTGCACAGGATCGGTCAGACCGAGCACGTTCACATCGACATCCTCGAGAGCGACGACAAACTATCACAGGCGGTGCGCCGCATCAGTAACACAAAGCGCGGCGCGCACGCCGTAGCAATGGGAGACAAACGATGAAGAAGAATGGGCAGACGAGCGTAGACCTCATTGATTTCTATCTTAGGGTCGCGGGGCTGAGTGATCGAGCGTGCGATCTGTATGACAACCACACCGAGGCGGACATTTTGTTAATGTTGTATGATCTCGGGGAGGCTATGGACGACCTCGCCGACTATCATATCAGCCGCTGGGGGACGCGGGAGGATCTCGAAGACCGGGGTGTTACTTTCCAATGAGTAAGGTTGTAGTCGTGATCGCCTTTACCGTAATGATCTGCCTAGTGCAACGGGCGGTACTGCGCGCCAATGGGAGACAAACGATGAGCTTATTAAAGGGACGAGTTGTAGACGCTGCACCGGATCAGAATTACCTTGTCGAAACTGATCTGTCCGACGTCAAGGAAATACTGGAGCGCGAGGTTGATGCCGGTGTCAGAGAGGTGCTGAAAGACCTCGTCCTTCAGCATTCTCTCGAGGCCGACGAGAGCTTCGCCGTGGTGTCATCTATGTATGTGGAAGTTTTCACCCACTTCAAGCTGCGCGATCTCCTTGAGGAACTTCGCGACAGCGACATGTACGGGAGGGCCAGACACCTAGCGGCCATCCGCACAATTCGCGATCAGCTCGACGACATTGAGCGGTCGGTATCCGAGAGAGTGGGCGGACCCGATTGACCCGCCGTCTCGTTCCATTTATAAGAGATGACAGAGGAGACTGAGATGAAAAATTTAATTATGCAAGGGCGGTCAGCTATCGAGGCTCGCCACGACTGGGGTTTTGACCGCACGGAGTTTCTCAACAGCTCGGAGGCAGGCGACTGTATCCGCAAGATTTGGTACGGCAAGCATACGCCGGAGGCGGCAGAAGAACAGGACTGGGGTTTCGCACGTCGCGGCTCCCACGGTGAGAGCTACGTCACTGACAGCCTAGCCGCTAACAACAGCGTCGCGCTCGACATGATTGGCGACAATCAGCTTAGCCTGCAGGACAAGAAGCGCCGCCTATCAGCGACGCCGGATGGCGTCATTAAGATTGACGACGGCGACTGGGAGGGTCTGGAGATCAAGACCATTGATCCTCGCACCAACCTGCGGAACCTACCGAAAACAAACCACCTGATCCAATTTAAGATTGCGATGGCTCTTGTTAATCAGGAGACCGACTACACTGTTACGCAAGGTCGCTTGCTTTACATGGACGCCTCTAATTTTAATGCCATCCAAGAATTTAAGATCGGGGTCGATAACGGGATACTCGACAGCTACGCGAAGAAAGCCAAGCGCGTATTCACCGCGCCGTCAGCAGACGGTTTAGATCGCGAAGGCAAGCGCGACGGCGGCTGTAAATTCTGCTCGTTCACTGAGGTATGTGGGGTAAGCGCAGCACCGCGCAAGCGGGTAACTGGTGGCGCTTCAGGCAGTGCCGTCCGCTACGTCGCGATCAAGGATCAGATCGACACGCTGAAGGCGGAGCAGGACAGCCTGAAGGAGGATCTGAAGGGCGAGCTTGCCCTGCGTGGCACAGATAAACTAATTGCCGGTGACATCGAGGTATCGATATCGCAGGCCAAGGGACGCGCCAGTCTTAATCGTAAGGCTGTCGCTGCAGCGGGGATAGATTTATCCCCATACGAAACGGTGGGTGCTCCTTCTGAGCGCCTGACTGTCCAGCGAATTGCTGGGGTAAACAATGTGAAAGGTAAAATGTAATGACTAACGATTTAATGGCTTTTGTATCTGGCAACGAGCTGCCGATCCTGTCCGACGACGCGCTTGCTGATGCTATTAAGCAGGCGCAGGCAGCTAAGGGTGAGGCTCCCCATGACACGACGTTTACGCAGTACCTGTCGTTCTCGGGAAAAACCGGAGCCTACGCCCTCGGCAAGGACCGCGAAGATATCGACCCGGAGGCTCTTTATCTTGTCGAGCCAATGTCTTTCACGGACGGCTGGATCTGTTGGAAATCCAGCAGGCCGGTTGACCGGATCGAGTGGAACTACCTAGACCAAGGCAGCGCCGTGTTTGAAAGCGATCTGAAGGATCACGGGCCGTACAACTCAGCGATGGGTGAGGGCTGGTCTACCCTGCTCGGTTTGGGTTGCGTCTCTTTGGACAAGGAGATGACGCAGATCAAATTTAGCTCGAACTCGATCAGCGCCAAAAACTCGATCACCGATCTTCATAATGAGATCAAGGATAGAGCAGCCCGTGGCGAGGCACAGATACCCATTATCCATTTCGACAAGCAACAGTTTGAAGCGCAAGGCGCTAAGAACTGGAAGCCAAAACTTGCTGTCGAGGTTTGGGTAACGAGAGAAAGCGCCGGTGCTTACGCCCGTGGCGCACTTACGCTCGACGATTTAGTGTCCGGCGTCGCTGTTAAAAAAGTCGCGAAGAAGTAAGGAAAGGCCCCCGGAGTTAACAGCTCCGGGGGGCACTTCGATGAACTTAATTACCACGCGCCAAGCGCTCGCCGAGTACCTCGCTCTCGTTAACGACGGGATGTGCGCGCTCGACTTTGAGACGACGTCGTTGCGACCGGCAGACGGAAAGGTGCGGCTTGTCTCTTTGTACAACGGACAGCATGGCGCGCTGGTAGACTTCGATCCTATCCCCGGCGGCTTCCGAGCTTGCGCCTCGATGTTCGAGCAGGGTGAGTGGATTGTATTCAACGCCGGGTTTGAATTGCGTTGGTTTATAGACGCCGGATCGCCCGGGGTTGCCTGCCGTGACGTCGGCTATTTGCGCCGCGCTATTATGGGCGGCGGTCAGTATGCGTTGAAGCAGCTTATCGCGTGGGATCTTGGTCGTGAGATGGATAAGACTGAGCAGGCAAGCAACTGGTCGGACCCGGACCTGACAGAGAGCCAGCTCGAGTACGCATACAACGACGCGCTCGAGACGTGGGACTTGTTCCAGCACTGGTACGACCGAGCTGATCAGGACCACCTGAAGGCTTGGCAGATGCTCGACGACATGGTGCCTCCTGTGATCGAGATGGAGGAGGCAGGGATGCTGCTCGATACCCACAGGCACGACCGGCTGATTGGTGAGTGGATGCGCATCCAGCACAAGAAGGTTGCAGAAATTTCCGAGACAGTTGGCTCCGACGACGTCGCTAACATCCGCAGCGACGCGCAGTGGTCAGATTACTTTAGTCGGATATTGCCAGACCACGTCGTTGGGAGCTGGCCGCGCACTGAAAAGACTGGCCAGCTATCGATGAAAGGGGAAGTGCTACGCAGCGTTGCCGCACAGTTTGAAGTGGAGCACCCCGGCAACCCACTGACGGCTCTTCTCGACGCTCTGGCGGCGTATAAGAAGGTCTCAAAATACATTTCCTCCTTCGGCGACAGTATGTTACAAAAGGCATACGCTTCTCCCGATCAGCGCGTTCGCGCAAGGTACAACATTGCAGCAGCGAAGACCGGCAGGTTCTCTTGCAGCGGTCCAAATTTACAGCAAGTGCCGCGTGACAACGAGCTGCTGGGGGAGGCGACCAGCGTGCGCTCATCTTTCATTGCAGCCGAAGGCTGTCGTCTTGTCAGCTTCGACTATTCCGGTATCGAGCTGCGTGTGCTGGCCTTGCTGGCGGAGGACGACCAGCTCCTAGAAGATATGGTGGAGGGCGACGTCCACGCCGAGGTCGCCGCTGTCATCGCCGGTCACTCTATTGATAAGTCTACGCCGGAGGGTAAGAAGGCCCGGACCGCAGCAAAGGGTGTGTCATTTGGCATTATCTATGGAAGCGGCGCATCCGGCCTTGCCGTCAACATGCGGACGACCGTCGAGCAGGCGGAAGAGTACATTGCTTTTTGGGCTGACCGCTACAGCAATGCTTTTGACTACCGCAATAAGATGATGGATGAGGCCAGCCGCACGCGATACATCCGCTGCGTAGATGGTGGCACGATCTACATGGGCAAGAAACCGGACCTGCCGAAGTGCGCGAACTACCCTGTACAACGAGCTGCTTTGTCGGTCATGGCACGGGCGCTGATCCGCCATAAGAATACTCTGGATCATGCGCGCTCTCGCGGTGAGCAGACACACACAAAAATGATCTCGACGATCCACGACGCGATCATCGATGAGACACTACTGGCTGACGCCGGTAGTTGCCTGTCCCTGATGGAGCAGGACATGACGGACGCCTACCTCGACATCTTCCCAGCAGCCCCAACAGAGCGGCTTGTCGAAGGCGGCGTAGGCACGAGCTGGGCTAACTTAGAATGAGGAGGCATTATGTTTAATCGAACCTACAATCTCGAGAGGCGTGTTGCAGTTTTAGAAAAGAGCGTTGCAGCCCTAGAGAAAGTTGCGAAAGCGCGGTCTGCAAAGCCACTCACCCCTGCCGGTTGGCGTGGCACTCGGCGCACGAAGAACAATACTTTTTTTATTAAGCGCGGGTATTACGAAGTCTACGACATTGCCAAAATGCAAGATGCAATCAACTTATCTACAGAAGAAATTATGTCAGCGCGCTGGTCGCACGGCAGCGTAGAGAGTTCAATTAAAAGCGCGCTACTGCGGAGCGGGCTGGGCAAAGGCGGGTCTATGTCAGCAAATGAATGGAGAAAAAAATGAGCACGCAATATCTTGTGGTCAGCAGACACACACACAAAAACGAGGATTGATGAAATGAAACCCGATTGGAACACCCTTATCCCCCGCCTCGCCAAAATCGCCCACAACTCTCAGTTTGAAGACGAATGGGACGATTTGCCGGAGAACGGGATAGAGCGAGCCATATGGCAACAAACCGTCACCGCTGTGGTGAACGAGATACGCATCATCATGGATGAAATTACCGGAAGGGATGAAAATATGTCAGCATCAAGAGAAATGCCCAAATACCGCTCACACAAAGAGGTGTGGGCTTTGAAAATAGCCAAAGTTGAAGACCCCGGCAGCCCAGCCCATGGGTCCGATGGCTCGCGCATCTTAACACCCGAAGATGATGGATATGCGCCCTTCCGTGTGGACGATGAATATTGCCGAAAACATGACCCCAAAGCTGGCGGTTACTACGTCGTGTACGAAGGTGGCTACAAATCATGGTCCCCCGCGGAAGCGTTCGAAGACGGCTACACCGTAATTTCATAACAAGAGGTACGACGATGTGGAAAGCATGGGCGGTAGGCGGAATATGGATCGGGACGGCAGTTATCGTCTGGATAACCGGCAATACTATTGCTGTTTTTCTGGCTGGGATTTCAACTCTGGCGGTCGTCTCGGTCAAGTAACCACCGGTCTATACGGTCTAGGTGATAAAGCGGTTTTATACGGTAAAGCACATAAGGAGAGGAGATAACCATGCTTAACAGTGTAATAAAGAATGACGTTGCTGCGCTCGAGAAACGCGTGGCTGACTTGGAGACGGCGCTTACGTCTGCGTTGAAGGCGCTGACTTTCTTGAAAGGGCAATTGACTACGGCTCAGCCCGCCGAGAAGAAAAAGAAGCTGCGCCCGCGGCAGCTCGAGTTGTGGCCTCGATGACCCGCACTGAGCAGTTCGACGCCGCCTGCGCCGACGTAACGCAGAGGCGCGAGGCCAACTACGGACACCCGCTGGATAACTTCCGGCGGGGTCAGGCTATCATGGATGTTGTGGCGGAGTGTCCTCACCCAGAGGTGCGGTGCGCCCTCACGCTGATTGCAATCAAGATGGCGCGGCTGATCGCTACGCCGGACCATCTCGATAGCGCCATAGATATCGCTGGCTATGCACGCACCATTGTTATGGCACTAGATGAACAGGAGAAAAGAGATGGCTAAAACGGGAGCCGAAAGGCAGAAGGAGTACGAAAAGCGCAAGATCGATGCCGGTTTCAAGCGGGTGCCGATCTGGGTTCCGGCTGACAAGGCCGAGGAGCTGCGCGCTTTTGCGGAGACCCTGCAAAAATAAATACATGGTTGATCTAAACGACGAAGGCCACGGGTTCGAGCCGTGGCCTGATGTCGTAACCAGCGTGGCATTTGACCTCACACGCTGGATAGAAAGTGATTTCGACTCAGAATCCTACCGAATCGTCTTCCTATGGTCAATGGGGTCATTCTTTTTTCTTTTCCACGTTAGGAAGTCCGCGCCCTCTTCCAGATCAGCAAACGCCGTGATCCGCTTGATTGCGTTGCTCTCGCCGGGGTCAATGACAAACAAGATCGTTGATCCATGTTCGTCCCGGTGGAAATTGTGCCGGGTCGCGTACTCGTCAATCCATTTGTATCCACGGGCGCGAGCTTGCCATACGACACGACCGTCATCCAATTCTTCATGCGTCAGCCCCCATGTGTGATGATGACCGGCCACATAAATATCTGCATCCTCATCGAATAGCGCCGCACGTTTTTGTCCGTGCAGACGGTTATAGATCGACGTGCCTTTATGGTTATGCGCCGCGTCAATCCTAACCTCACCGCCGCCGGGGAACCAATATCGTCCTCGGCGTAGAGGTAGATCATCCGTCCCCAGTTGTCAGCAGTGTCTCCGATATTTACCGCCATCATGCCTTCGGTCTTTGACATGATCTCGATGTCGCGCCGCAGCAGAGGGATATTACAGTGCGTCCCGAGGTGCGGGTCGCCGACGACCGCCAGCCCAACCGGGCCGGGGATCTTGATCTTGACATCGAACCAAGTTTTCGCATCCTCGTTCGCCAGCTTCTTTTCAAACCGGCGAGACAGATGATCGAGGATCGCGTCGACTTCAATATCGTCGTCCGGAAACACCGGCAGATCGAAGACAGGTTTTTCCTGTGGCTTTTCGAGCGGTTTGTATTGGTTCCAATCCACCTTTCGATACTTGCGCTGGGCTGCTTCGAGGCGCGAAGTGCGTGACCCTGTAGATAGGTTGAGCTGATTACACGCTGCTGCAAGGGCACCACCTTTTTTACCCACGGATTCGCCAACAGGGGCGTAACCCTCGCGCAGCTTCTGCTCGACTAACTCGACAAACTCTTTCGCAACATTTTCCGATATTCCGGGGTTAGCCATCTATGCTTTCCAACCTTTTCGCGTGACGTTCCGTGCGGTTTGTTGTCTGCCGGTACAGGTTACTGTCGCGAAGCTGTGCAGCCGCCTCACGCCAGTCCCTAGCCTCTATAGCGGCATGATGCAACTTGAACTTCTGGTAGCGAGGCAGGCCTAGCTGAAAGGACAGAGACGCAATGACGATCCGCGCATTGTCCGGCAGGTCATCAAATTCAGGGTGTAAAGAACGTGCGTCGTTGAGCGCGATTGTTATATCTTGATTGTACAACTGCGTGACACGAGCTTCGCTGATCGCGGTGCCGACCGGCCAACCATATTCTCGATCAGTGTCGATAATCAGATGCCCGATAGCACACGTCGGATTGCCCAGATGGTCTTCGTAAATTTCATGCACGATGCCTTCGTCCTGTTCCAGCACAAGGCGAAGACTCTCCTCGAACGTCATCGTCATTATTTACGCACCGCCTTTGTAATTCCACCGATGAGTGCTGGTACGCTGTTTTTAAGAACAGAAATTCCCCAGATACCACCGACCATACTTAGTACGATCTGCACATACCATTCAGGCATAACCGTTAGCGCTACTTGAAAATACGCTTGCACTGCAACCGGATCGAATGCGGCCCAAACCAAAGGAAAGACAAAGATGCCGAAGCTGATGCGCCGCAGCCATTTGTCCTTATCAGTCAGGTTTGCCATCTCCCAATCGTGATTGTTGCTGTTAGTGTCCAGCAGAAGACGAGCTTTGTTTTGCTTCTCCGCCTTCTTCATCTCCTGTTCCGACATCACATAATCTTTGACGCCGTTGACGATAGGCCCAAGGATACCGCTGAATAAACCCATCATTATTTTTTCACCTGTGCGAATGAAGTCGCGCCGAAGTAGACCGCCACCAGTCCCGACAGCCCGTAGAAAATGGGGCCGATGGGGGTTTGCGTGTAGGCGGCTGGGTTGAACAAGACGCAGAAAACGGTGACTGCCATAAGCGCGAGCGCGGCCCAGCACATTAGGCGGCGGTTGATTTGGTACGCTTTTTTGTCGGGTATGTTGTCTTCTGCCATGTCAGTTGCCTTTCAACAGAGGGTTATCGAGTGCGCGTTGAAGCCGTTTATTTAAAGTTGCTTCGAGCGCATCGAGCTTCGTGTCTACGCTGGAAATTTTTAAATCAAACCGCTCGCTAGCACTTGAAATAATGGAGCGTAATGTTCTTTCAGCTTGCCGCATTGCAGCGCGAGTATCGGCATCCGTTTGGCGGGAGCGGCGGTCTACAGCTCCGACGGTTTTGTAGAGTTTCGCGGCATCGCTGCGCTGGTCATCTCGGAGGTCGCGAGCAAGCTGCTGTATTTCGCCAACACGTAACCGCACAGACGCCATCTCTTTCCTGACAGCATCAACGGTCTCGTTCTGCACTGCCAATTCCTGCCTGATGCCTGATAGATCAGGGGCGGAATAACTAGCGATCTTTGCCTTCATCGACTCGTAGTCTTTGTAAATTTCAAACGCGCCGTAGAGACCCCCGACGAGCGTAGACAGGGCCATAACGACGGCGACCATCTTGCCGCCTTTAAATTTTACACCGCCAAATTCGACTTCAGCCATCAGCGTTTCCAGTCGCGTTGCACTAGGGCTTCGTGCGCCCCGTTGCTGCTGCCAAACAATGTATAATTTTGCATTGGGTTAGCCAGACTGCGGTCGTCTCGCATTGATGTAGTCGGCATGGTCACCACATCCACCAGCGCATTAGTCGTCTCAATCCTTGGCGCGATCATCCCCATCGCCACTAACATCGTCGTCTGCGCCGCTGCTGAATATCTTTGCGACGGTGCGATCTTCGCCACTACTTTCTGCGCTGCTGCTTTGATTTTCTGCTGCCTTGTTGGTGCAACTGCTGCTGGCGCGGATTCGGGCGCGGTTTCTGGCGCTGCCTCGGTTGTTTCTTCTGATGATGACGATGCCTCCGGTTCAGCCGATGGTTCAGGTGCCTGTTCTATTTGTGCCTCGATAGTCGCCTCGGCTTGAGCTTCTTCCTGTTGCTGTTCAGCAGCAGGTGCTGGCAGGTCGATTTGCATTGGAGCAATTTCAGGAGGTGTGCTTGGAGCTTCTGGAGTATCAGCAACAACGCTGGGGTTTTGAGTTACCGCAGCAGGTGGCTGATTTGAAATAATCTCAACAGGAGGCGGGGCAATCGCAACTTGCTGATCGACCACCGCAATCTGGTCAAGTATCTGTTGCTCGATCACGTTTTGATAAGTGAAACTAACGCTTGGATTGCTAAAAACGGGGCCGTACATTCCGCCGTGATGCCACCCCGCATCAATCCCGAACAATTCGTAGGAGCCAGTCAGTGTGGAATAGTTATTAGGAGTCACCGTGTCTGTGAAACTGAAAGATCGAAGACCACTGAAGTCAAGTTCAATTCTATGCTTAAACTGTTGAACTAAATAGTTATCGTCGAACAGAGATAGCGTGAGAGACGCGATGTCTCGACAGTCAGATTTTTGTGTGATTGTCGCACACGATGCCAAAACCGCATTTGACGAATGTGATTTTACTGTGAAACTTGAGTTAATATCGAAGCCGCGATTAACCTGATCCTTTGTTAGCGGGATGTCGCCCGAGATTGTGTAGGAGCCTCCCCCGGATTTTGCGTCTCCCGTTCCGCCAACGCCGTCCGTTGAGCCACTTGTCTGAAACTCAGAAATTTTTGGCAGTAGGTTGCCGGTCGTGACAGTCTCAGCAACCGCCGTCGAACAGAACAAAAGAAGCGTTGCCAACCAGCGCGTCATTCACTGTCCTCAATTTCTATTTCAACAATTTTCTGAACGCGAATAACCGCGCCAACAGGGGCGCGTTCAGGATTCTTTAGCCAAGCCTGTTTCGCCGCGTCACCGATCTTGCCATCTCGCGGGCAAGTCGTGCCTGCCTCCCACATAGCGTTCCAGACCCGCGCATCTTGGCACAGCAGGCTTATCCCGGCGATCTTCAGGCCCATGCCGTAGATAGCTCTAGCCAGCTTTATGCTCTCACAGTTCATGTCACGCGTCGTCGTTCCGCCTGACACACCGAAGACGCTTGTTTGCATTGCTGCGCTTACGCCGGTCTGGCAGACATCAGAATTGTTGACCACTATCGATGGACTCGACGCGGTGGGTGGCGTCTTATCTACTACAGTGCTTGACGAGACCGTCGCGCTTGTCACCGTATCAGCAGCACGCAACACATCTGTTGTCACCAGAAAAATGATGGCAGTCGCAAGAAATGATAGCGCTGCTGCTAAAGTTTTGTACGCCATCGTCGGTACGTTTTTGTTTCGCGGATGCGGATGACCGTCCAGACAATACTCAACAACGCAGCGACTGCGGGTAACCATGAGGCAAGCGTGGCTCCGACGACTGCCAAGCTACCAATATCAAAGGCTGTTTTGATTTCCTCGGTCATGGCTTAGTGGGCCAAGTGACATTTCCGAGAACGCCATCTGTGAGAGTTGGATAGGGACTTGTGCTTGGTAAATCACGCAGTGCTTGCCGATAATTTTTCCAATCGTCTGTCAGGATTAGGTCTGATGATGCGCGCCAGTCCGTCGAAGCTAATTTGGCATCCCGTTGCCGACGCAATTCCAACATTGGTTCTCCTGCAACAAGCTCGTCGTATTTAGCGTTTATCTCCGCCTCGCTCGGCTTGCTCGTGCTGTCAAGCCAAGTCAGACCCGAATACTCGTCACCGCTCCATGCCCATTCTTCGCCGGGGCGGAGTGCCGCTAGTGCCTCTGATTTTGTAATCGACATTTTAGGCTCCTATTTCCATGACTGTTATCACGCTCGTCGAGGCGCCGGTATAGTGTGACCAAGCTGTTCCGGCTAAAGCGCGAAATTGCAGCGTATAGGTTAGCGCACTCGTGTCGGATAAAGTCGGCGCGTGATACCAGTGGATGTGTTGCAGGTCTGCCGTGTAGTGATCGTAGCTACTAGCATCAGCGTCCAAGCCGTAACCATAACCGCTGGTTGTCGACGGAAATTCATCGTTGGTGACGCCAGTTTCTTTGAAACGACAGGCCGCGGTGTACGACGCGTCGTTAGTTCTCCGACCTGCGGTGTGCATTGTGGCATGGACCAAAAATTTTGACGTTGTTGCCGTTGGCGTAATCGATACGTTCAAATTTGCATCCACAAAAGTGGTACTCGTCGTCGACTGTATTGTCGATGTCGTTGCTTGGACGACTTGCAACACCTTGCCGATGTCCGCGGCATACTCTAAAGCTGTCGCGCCTGAGTTCACTTTTAGAACCTGACCGGCTGTCCCCAACGCCGTGAGGCCCGTGCCGCCCTGTCCGGTAGACAACGCTGTCGTCAGTCCCGAGATCGATGTGATGTCGCTGTTCGCGCCAGCCGCCGCGACATCCGTTCCGATAGCCACGCCCAAGTTTGTGCGTGCGGTTGATGCATCGCTTGCGCCAGTACCACCGTCCGCGACAGCAAGGTCTGTCGTCAGTGTCAGCGACCCCGCCGCAATGGCACCAGCGTCGTCGATAGTGACCGTGCTGTTCTGCACAAGCTGCCCGGTCGTGCCGTCCCAGCGCACCGCCGCGTTGTCCGTGACGCTAGCGCCGGGGCCGGATACGTCACCAGACCCAGCGCCATCAGCGCCTTTGTCGCCC